GACCATCGGGTGTTGGTCAAGTGGGGGCTCGACGAGGCGCATGTCCTCAAGAACCTCAAGATCAAGAACGTCCCCTCGCCGATCCTCAAGGAGTACGACTGGCCCGGGATGCACAAGCCGTTTGCGCATCAGAAGGACACCGCGTCATTCCTGACGCTGAACAAGCGTGCGTTCTGCCTCAACGAGCAGGGCACGGGCAAGACAGGCTCAGTGATCTGGGCATCCGACTATCTGATGAAGCAGGGCCGAATCCGGCGCGTGTTGGTGATCTGCCCGCTGTCCATCATGGACAGTGCATGGCGTGCGGACTTGTTTAAGTTTGCGATGCACCGCACGGTGGCCGTGGCCTACGGCAGCGCAGAGAAGCGCCGCGATGCGATCAACAGCGCGGCTGAGTACGTGATCATCAACTACGACGGCGTGGAGATCGTGGCCGACGAGATCGCCAAGGGTGGGTTCGACCTCATCGTGGTGGACGAGGCGACCGCCTACAAGAACGTGCAGACGGTGCGATGGAAGACGCTGTACAAGTTGATGCAGCCCACGACGTGGCTGTGGATGATGACGGGCACACCTGCTGCACAGTCACCGATTGACGCCTATGGTCTGGCCCGACTGGTCAACCCGATGGGGGTGCCCAAGTTTGCGTCATCCTTCCGCGAGATGGTGATGTTCAAGGTTGGTCAGTTCCGGTGGGTGCCCAAGCCCTCGGCAACGCAGACGGTGTTCGATGCACTGCAACCGGCCATCCGCTACACCAAAGACGAGTGCATGGATCTCCCCGAGATGACCTATGTGGATCGCGTAGTGGAGTTGACCAAGCAGCAACAGAAGTACTACACCACTCTCAAAAACAAGATGATCGTCGAAGCCGCAGGCGAAGCCATCACATCGGTCAATGCAGCGGTCAACCTGAACAAACTCCTGCAATTATCTTGTGGTGCGGTCTACTCAGACTCAGGCGAGACCATCGAGTTCGACATCCGCAACCGCTACGCCGTCCTCAAAGAAGTTATAGACGAGTCGGCCAAGAAGGTGCTGATCTTTGCCCCGTTCCGCAACGCCATCGAGATCATCACGGCCAAGTTGATCAAGGACGGCTACACCGCTGAGATCATCAACGGCGACGTGCCTGCGGCCAAACGATCCGACATCTTCAAGCGGTTCCAAGATACCCCCGACCCCCGCATCCTGGTAATTCAGCCGCAAGCGGCAAGCCACGGCGTGACACTGACCGCTGCCGACACGGTGGTGTGGTGGGGGCCGACGAGCAGCCTGGAGACCTATGCCCAAGCAAACGCCCGTGTTCACCGGGCCGGTCAGCGTCATCCAACGACGGTTATACGTCTGATAGGATCTAACGCGGAACGACACGTATACAAAATGCTTGACGCTAAAGAAGATATTCACACACAAATAGTTGACCTCTACAAGGGGTTACTTGACTGAGTGACGAAATGTCACTACATTGCAGCGTTACTAACTAAAACGGAGATACGAGATGGACGAGTCTGTGAAGGACGGGGGCACTGTTCCCCCTGAAAAATTGGTGCGGGTCTACCTGAAGATGCGCGAGGCCAGAGAGAAGTTGGTCAAAGCGCACGAAGCCGAACTCCAGAAGTTGGAGGACGGCATGAAGCAGGTCAAGCAAGGACTCCTGGAGTACTGCAAGGGGCAGAACGTGGACAGCGTTCGACTGGCTGACGGCTCCGGGATGTTCTACCGCAGCATCAAGAAGCGTTTCTGGACGAACGACTGGGATGCCATGAGCCGCTTCATCCTGGAACACAAGGTTCCCGAGTTGTTGGAAAAACGTCTGCATCAGGGCAACACGCAAGCGTTCCTTGAGCAGCACCCCGATTTGCTGCCACCGGGGTTGAACGTGGACAGCGAATACACCATCACGGTCAGGAGAACGTAGAGATGGAAGATAAATACGTAGACATTCAGAAGTTAGCCGAACACTTCATGGTGTCAGTATCAACGGTACGTGCCTGGATTCGGAAGGGCGTTCTGCCTGCCGAGTCCTATCTAAAGGTTGGCAGCACGTTCCGATTCAAGTTGCCGGAGGTGGAAGCCGCTCTGCGGAACTACACCAAAACGCAAGATAACAAGATGACCAACCCCCAACCCGTGTCTGTTGACGAAGACTTCTAAGGAGATCGAGATGAGCGAACTGACTTTGTTTAAGGGTGGCGTTCCTGCTTACCTGAAGGAACTGCAAGACGAAACCACCGACAGCCTGTCCGGTGGCGAACTTGGGCAACGCCGAATCAGCATCAAGGGCGGTGTGTTCCGCGAGATGATCGGTGCCAAGGAGTACCGCGTCAGTGAAGATCGCGCCATGAACGTGATCATCATCAAGGCGTCACCCAAGAACCACCGCACCTACTTTGCCGGAACCTACGTGGAGGGCCAAGCCGCTCAACCCACGTGTTGGTCTACCGATGAGGTGGCTCCCGCAGCCGAGGTGCCCGAGGATCAGCGTCAAGCGTCGCGTTGCATGGACTGCCCCCAGAACGTCAAGGGGTCGGGTCAGGGCGACAGCCGCGCATGCCGCTACTCTCGGCGTATCGCTGTGATGCTTGAGGGTGAGGTGGACAAGCGTGAGGTGTATCAGGTGATCCTCCCGGCCACGTCGGTGTTCGGCGACGGCGAGAAGGGTAAGTTGCCCCTGCAAGCCTATGCCCGTCACCTGAAGGCACACAGTGTGCCGATTGCCGGGGTCATTACCGAGATGCGCTTTGACACTTCGGTGCCCACGCCCAAACTTGTCTTCAAGCCCGTGCGGCAGATCTCTGAAGAAGAGTTTGCCGTGGTGCGCGAGATGCGCGATTCGGTCGAAGCCGAGGATGCCATCAAGATGAAGGTGGCCCCGCCCAGGGCTGAACGCGCTGTTGCAGCACCGAAGCCTGTGGCGAAGGCGGCTGTGGCAGCAGTTGAGGAAGATGAGCCTGCGCCGAAGAAGGTTGTTAAAAAGACTGATCAGCCCCCGAAGGGCAATAGTCTTGATGCATTGGTCGCCGGTTGGGACGACGAGTAAAGTGGGTTCGGGGTGCGGAGACGCACCCCTCCTTTTCCTCAAACCTCAACCACTGCGGACATGCAAACCCAAGACTTCCTCAATGCTGTATTGGGGAACGACGGCTACATCTGCATCTTTGGTGCTAACGCCGAGAAGAAGCGGGTTGTTCAGAAGTTGTACCCCACCATCGACGCTGCGGCAGCGGCGGCGACGAATCTTCAAGAAGAAGGGTTTGATGCCTACTTTGGTCTGGCGACCTTTGCAACTGACAAGTCACGCAAAGCCGAAAACGCCAAACACCTGAAGTCTTTTTTCCTGGACATCGACTGCGGCCCCCACAAGAGCGCAGCAGAAGGTTACCCGGGAGGACAGACCGATGGTATAGCGGCGCTTCGGCGGTTCGCTCAGACGCTAGGGCTACCGCGCCCCATCATCGTCAACTCAGGCCGTGGGCTGCATGCCTACTGGCCGATGACCGAAGTTGTTCCTGTTGAGGAATGGCTTCCTGTTGCCGAGCGACTCAAGGCGCTGTGCATCAAACACAACCTGCTTGCCGATCCAGTCGTCACCGCAGACGTGGCACGGGTTCTTCGTGTACCGGGCACACGCAACTTCAAGGACATACCGCCAAGACCTGTAAACCTGATTGGTGGCCTCTCCCCGGCTACTGAGTTTGCAGCGTTCAAGCGAATCCTTGAGCGCGATGCACCGATCCTGCGCGTTGTTCCCCCACCGAGATCACAAGCATCTCCCGTGGAAGACGACCTGACTGCGGCCATCCTTGGCAACTATCGGAACGTCTTTCGTACCATCGTTATGAAGACAGCCGCAGGGCGCGGCTGTGACCAGATTCGGCACATCATCGAACAGCAGGAGACGATGAGTGAGCCGATGTGGCGTGGCGGCTTGTCCATTGCAAAGTTTTGCGTGGACTCCGAGCGTGCTGCCCACAACATGTCTTCGAAGTACCCCGACTATGACCCCGACGAGACGGCTCGCAAACTGGATCAGATCAAGGGGCCGTACACCTGCGAAACATTTGACAAGTTGAACCCTGGGGTCTGCGACAAGTGCCCGAATAAAAACAAGATCAAGAGCCCGATTGTGTTGGGCCGTGAGGTTCAGGAGGCGACAGAAGAACAAAGCATAGTGGAGGACGTTCCCGAGAACGCACCTTCATCTGGCAAACAGACCTACGTGATCCCTGCGTATCCGCGCCCTTTCTTCCGGGGCGTCAATGGCGGCGTGTTCAAGCGCACCAAGGATAAGCAAGGTGACCCGATTGAGATTCCGATCTACCACAACGATCTGTATCTTGTTCGCAGGTTGAGCGATCCTGAAATTGGTGAGGCGGTAGTTGTCCGGTTGCATCTTCCCCGGGACGGAGTGCGTGAGTTCACCGTGCCATTGGCGTCGATGCTGTCTAAAGACGAGTACCGCAAGTACATGGCGATGCACGGCGTGGCCGTAGTCAAGATGGATGAACTGATGACATACACAACCGCTTGGGTAAACAAACTTCAAAGTGAATCTGGGGCCAGTCTGGCGCGTCGCCAGTTTGGGTGGATCGACAAAGAGATGACCGCCTTCGTGGTGGGAGACAAGGAGATTTATGGCAGTCACGTAGACCACAACCCGCCGTCCAATGCGACGTTGCAGTTGATCCGACTCATGCACCCACGGGGCACGCTTGAGGGTTGGAAGAGGGTAGCCGAGTTCTACAACCGACCCGGCATGGAGATGCACCAGTACGTGCTCGGTTTGTCGTTTGGCTCCCCGCTTGTGGCCTTCAGCCCAGAGGGTGCGGCTCTGTTTCACATGTTCAGCAAGGACACGGGACTGGGCAAGACGACTGCGATGCGGGTTGGCAACAGCGTTTGGGGCGACCCAGGCGAGATGATGTGTCAGGAGCGCGATACCTACGCTACCAAGATGAACCGGGCAGAGGTGTTCAAAAACCTTTTCCTGTCCATCGACGAACTGACCAACATCCAGCCCAAAGAAGCGAGCGACTTCCTGTATCAGTTGACGGGCAAGAAGCAGCGCAATCGGATGGGCGCGTCAGGCAACGCCGAGCGGTTCCGGGGGGAGGCATGGAAACTCAACGTCGCAAGCACGGGCAACTCAAGCCTGATGTCTCGGGTGCTGATGTACAAGGCGATGCCGAAAGCAGAGGGTGTCCGAGTTTTGGACGTCCCTGTCCAGGCATATAAGTTTGATAGCAAGAGCGAGACAGACGACTTCAGCCGTCAGTTGGACGAGCACTACGGCCACGCCTGTGTGCCCTACATGCAGTTTGTTATCAAGAACCTGGATCAGTGCAAAGAGTTGTTTACTACCATGCAGGGGCGTGTGGACGCTGCGGCGGACCTGTCGCAGCCGCACCGATTCTGGTCAGTCCAGGCGGCATCGGCACTGGCAGGGCTTGCGATTGCCAAGCGGCTCGGCTTGATCAACTACGATCTCAAAGCAGTGTTCAAGTGGGTAGTCGATCAGATCATTGCCAACAAGGAAGCGTTGACTGCGGCATCGGGCGACCCTGAAGATTTGCTAACCCAGTACTTGGCTGAGAACTACAACAACGTGCTGCGCATCAAGAGCACCGACGACTCGCGGGGCAAGCCCGGTGCAGATGAGTACATCGTTCCTGATAGCGCACCGCGCCTGCAACTTGTGGCTCGGTATGAGTACGACATCAAGCGGCTGTACCTGCTGCCCAAACCGTTTAAGGAATGGTGCATGAAGCAGCAACTGCACTACGCAGATGTGGTGGATGGTCTGAAGAAGGGCGCAGCCCAGGCACGGATGAAGAAGGTTCGGCTAGGCAAGGGCACCCGTATGAACTTGCCGCCGATTGATGTCATCGTTCTGGACTGCTCGACGTTCATGTCGGACGAATCGGAGGAGCCTGCCGATGCCCTCTTCGAAGAAATCGGAGGTTGAGATAAACCCTGATGGCGTGCCGATTGCTGTAGTCTGGGAGTCTTTAGTAATTGGCGCATCAGTCTTCATACCGGCTGTAAACATGACAGCCCTTATCAGACAGATGAGGGTTGCCGCACGTAAACGTAATATGACGCTCAAGCATGCTGAACGCATCGAGAGCGGAAAGTTAGGGGTGCGGTTTTGGAGAGTCCTGTGATACGATCCGGCTCGGTAGTGCAACGCTACCGTTTTCCATCTCGTATCTCTTCGATCAAGTGATCACCCCGGCCTTGCGCCGGGGTTTTTTATTCCTCAAGATCCTTGGCCAGGGCAAGCAACTCATCACGCATCGCGTTACTGAGCGTCACGCCGTGATACAACTTCGGACGTGATGTGTCGAACGACCGCTGGCTGCGAGCAATAGTCTCTTCCATTTCAGACTGCGACCCCAGGGTCGGGTGCTTCGCGTAGAGTTTCTCTAGCCGCGTACGCGCCTCTGTATATTCAGCGGTGTCGCCCGCGCGTCGTGCCACGTTCATCTGTTGCAGGTACTTGCTGCGGTCGGTGGTCACCGTCTTGTCGATGCCCTTGAGCGCAGCGTTGATCTCCAACTGCTTGGTGTATTCGGCAGGGGTAAAGCCAAGCATCTGTGCTGCGACGTTCCACGCACCGATGTCTCCGACGATGGGGTCACCCCGCATCGTGTTGGCACCCTCGGTGGCAAAGCGATAACTCTTGAGCACGTTGCTGACGGCTACCGGCATGATGGCTTCGATGCCACGCTGCAACTCACCTTCACTGATCAGATCCATGCCGCGCTTGATCCGACTCGCCGCGCCGTAGACCGGGCCACCGAAGTAGTTGGCGAAGTTCTCAGCCAGTGTTGCCTGATCACCTGCAAACGGGTTTTCGCGGAAGACCAGATCACTGAGGCCAGTTCTCTCTGCAACGGAGAGCCCCGTGATAGCGTTGACCAATCCCTTGTACCAAAGTTCCCCAACGTTGGAACGCACCACCGTGCCGAAGTCCTCGTCGTCATCCTCTTTGAACATGTCATAGATCATGGCGAGGACGCCGAACAACGGCAGGCCACGCAAGCCCGAGAACAGCGCGGCGGTGCCGAAGATGTAGGCAAGTTGTTTACGTGCGGCCTTCTGAACCTCTGGCGGCTGGTTGCCAAACGCCTCGCGTGTAATCTTGTACAGCAAGTAGTACATCGACACGCCGTAGGACTTGAACATGAACAGCACCTTGCCCAGGGAGTTTTGGGCAATACGCGGTGCAGATGCAGCAGACACGCCACCGTTGGTCAGTTGCGATACGTAGACCGCCTCCTCGGCGGCACGCTGCTCACGCTCGGCCTGCGACAGACCCGGCTCGGCCTTGTTCAGGCGCTCCAGTTCAAGGTTGTAGGTGGCCATCATCGCCACCTGCCGGTTCATGCGTTCGCCGTGGTGGAAGAAGAAACCACTGGCTGCGTTGACTGCGGCAAGAGGACTCTTTCGACCGTCAACCTCAAGCACGTCATAGAGCATGGAGCGGTTGAGTTGCCCCATGTCCCGGGCGACCCGGGCAAGCGTTGCGTACTTCTTTACCTCGGGAGAGAGATTCGGATCGTCGAAGTCATAGTTGTCGATGGACGGCATCGCCTTACGCTTGGCCATCTCACCTTCAGTGCCGTAGACCTCAACCTCACGCTGCAAACCGCTACCCGAGTAGACCCGCGTGGCCTCACGTATCGCACGCTGAGATTGGCCGAGTCCATACTTGCCGCCCAGGTAGGGCAGCACGATCAACGGCACCTGGGTCAGGTTGACCAGTGCGGAAGAGATGTTGAAGCCGAGCAGGTAGTTGAAGCCGAAGGAGGTGGCAAGCCGCGACCAGTTGGAGATGGTCGGGGAGATCGCCACGTCGATCCGGGCATCCAGTTCGTCCGCGTACTGCTTGGCAACCTTGTTATCTTCTCCACCTACCTTGCTGATGCTGATAACATGCTCACGCATATCCTGGCGCTCTTTGTTGAGCAGGGCTGCGTATTTCATGTTCGAAATCTGCCGGGAGATGGAGTACGCCTTTTCCCGCAGGGCACGCACCGAATCACGCGAGTAACCCTCGGTGCCCTTACGCTTTTGCAGAGCCTGAGCAAACGATGTCTCGGGCAGCGTAGACAGGAACAACTTCAGGATCTGCTCCATCGCCACGTCGTACTTGGCACGGTCAATCTCGCTCTTGGGTCGAGCCTGCTCCATCATCTTCATCACGCCGTGCACGTACGAAGAGGGCGGTGCGTTGCGGTAGGAGATCTCCGACATGTTGGCATACACGGAGATGTCTTTGATGGGGACACCCGAGTCCCGCATCTGCTCCAGTTCAGCGACATCCCGGTTGCGCTCGCGCTCGTTTTCATAAGCACGGACAAAGAACTCCATGCGCCCTGTCCTGTCCGGTGCAGAGTAAGACAGCCAGTAATCGCCGGAGCGGGTCAGCGGGAAGTACGGGTCGATGTCGCCCTTCTCCACCAACTTCTGGAAGATGTAGTCCTTCATCTTCACACGCATCTCTTCGGAGTCCACCGCGTCGTTGATGCGCACGCCGATTGCAGCCTTCACCTCGTCGTACAACTTGACGTAAACATCTCTCATCTTTGTGTAGAGTTCACGCCCGCCAGGGATGGCGTCCAGTTCACGGTTGAGGTCGTAGTGGATGTCCAAGACCTCGTTACGGTATTCAATGTCGCTCGTGTACTTGTCGATGTAGTACTGCTGAGGCCGGGTTGGGTCGATGCCCTTGGTCGTGCTGTCATACACGACGTTGTTGAACCGCTTGGTCAGTTCCGGCCCCCACTTCTTGACGCGGGTCTCGGCCAACTCAACCACGGGCTCGATCTTCTCGTTGCGCATGTTCTCGTCAGCGCCGCGCTCGTCGAAGAGCCGCGTGATCCGCTCGGCCTGTGGGATGTACTTCTTCGCCACGTCGCGCAGGGCATGCTGCGGCAGGGTGGACAACAGGATGTTCCGACCCATGCTACCGGCGGTGTTCTTCAAGAACTCGTGCACGGCATCGGCACGCTCAGTCGTCATGAACGGCAACCGTTCCAGTTGCTTGGCAACACCCTCAAAGAACTGATCCACCACCGGAGCCTTCGGGTTAGCCACGGCTGCATACAGCCGCTCGCCCTCACGCATGGCAGGTGCAGGGGACAGGATTGCCCGGATGTTGCGGTCAGCCACATCAAACGCCGACTCGACCGGCTTGGACTCCTTGCCCATCAAACGCCGGAAGAAGTTTTGGATGATGTTGACAAACCGCTGCCACGCCGTAATCGGCCCACCCTTGGGATTGATTGCAGCCAACTTGGCTTTGAAAGCCGAATTGCCCCAGGCTTCGGCAACGAACTCATCAAGCGACCGTGCACCGTATGCCGTATCGAGGCTGTCCTTCACATCGTTGAACAGCGTATTGAGTTGTTTGGTTACCGGATGGGACGGGTTCTCCAAAATATGTGAGGTTGCCGCGTGGCCTGACTCGTGGAAGAAGGTGTGCTCGTTGAGTCCCAAGTCACGATCCAATTGGATGGCGTTGGTCGTCGGGTCGTACACACCCGGCACGCGCTGTCCGGCTTCGTTGGTCAGGTTCTCTACCACCGAGATCGTCGGGTTGATCTTGGCCGCAAGCAGCGCCCGGGCCATGTTGCCGGTGTCGCCTTGGAACTGAGCAAGCAGCATCAAGGCCGTGGGCAGGTCACCTGTCTCGACCGCAGCAGCCACACGGGGGTGCAGGACACGGGAGTACGGGCTGACTTCTTCCAGGCTCAGGGGCTTGAAAAGCGCGTTCTGGAGCGCCGCAGTGGCTGCACGCTCCTTATCAACCTTCTCTTCAAAGGCCCGAGCGCGAACCTTTTCGCTTGGCTCGACTGCCTTGACGGCTTCTTCGGCATCCTGCTCTAACTCAGCCGCACGGTCTTGTGCAGCCTTGAGTTCATCTTCGGCCTTAACGTACTGAGGACTGCCCTCACCAAACTTAGTCTTGGCGTTGTTGAGTTCAGTCATCGCCGCACGCAGCACGTCTTGTGCTTGCGACTTGGCTTCGTCGGCTTCCTGTTTGGCACGCTTTTGCGCTGCCCGAATCTCGCGCTCCTTGGCTTCGCGCTTCTTGGCTTCAATCTCGGTCAGTTCACGCTCACGGTTGTACTGAGCCAGGAAACCATCAAACTGCGCCCGCGCTTCGGGCGACAGGTTGCGCCGAGCCCACTCTGCGGCAAGACGTGCGCTATCGCCCCCGGTGCCTTGGAAGTAGTTTTGCATCGCCTCGGGGGTGATGCCGTACTCACGCAGTTCTTCCGGCTTGGGGATGTAGGTGCGGTAGCCGGGGGTGTCGTAGGCAAGATCAAACGCAATAGCGTCCAGAGCGTCAACCACCCGAGGGGTTTTGCCGAAGTAGGCCATGACAGCCTTCTCCATGTCGGTGCCCTTGACCGCAGCGCCTTTGCGCCCCACCAACTTGGCAACCTTGACTCGATCTTCCATCGAGTCAACTTCTTTGACGTTCTTCTGAAGGCCGAACCGGCTGATAGCCGAGTACTGATCCTGCACCTTCTTAGCGGCTTGCAGCACACCAACATCTTCTTCGGTCATGGACTGAACGTCCACGTCGTCAAGGACACTGGGTTTAGGGGCAGGAGCCGGGGCTTTAGGAGCAGGGGCAGCAGCCTTGGGAGAAGGAGCCGGAGCAGCGGGCGCTTTGGCCCCGCCACTTGCCCAGTCATCCAATGACTTAGCAAGCATCTCGCCTCTGGTTCGTTGCTCATCACGGTTGGTGGACTCAAGCCACTGAACAATCCGATCCTGAACACTCGTCGGCAAAACGCCATCCATGATGTCGTTTACATCTTTTGAACCGTATACGTTCCCGCGCTGGTCAGCCTGAGCACCTTTGTTGCTGTAAAAGGCCCAGTCGTCGCCCTTGCCAAGAATGAACAGTTGCGAGTACCCACGGAAGTCTGAGATTTCATTGAACTCAAACCTCAATCCACGATAGTTAAACGTGATGGCTCCATCGCCACCCTTGTAACGGAACTGCTGTTTGGTTGAAGGCTTAGGAGCAGGTGCAGCAGCCTTGGGGGCGGGAGCCGGAGCAGCCTTGGGAGCAGGAGCCGGTGCAGGTTCAGCAGCCTTACCTGCCTCCTCATCGGCCTTACGCTGTGCAGTCTCGGCACGTTCCAACATCTGCTCGGGCTTGAGCGTTGTTTCCCATGAACCGTCAAGCAGTCTGCGCAGATAACCCGCCGCTCCCAGTTGTTCTTGCAGGGTATTGGTCTGCTCGGCATTCAGGCGCAGGCGACCCTGTAGCAAAGGGTATGCAGACCTGCCCGCGCCAACTTCGGTGATGATGTCAATCGCCTGCTGCATCAGCGGCGTGACTTGGGTCGGAGCCGGAGCCGGAGCCGGAGCAGGAGGAGCCGGGGGAGTTGGCGCGACAGCGGCGGGAGCGGGAGCGGTAGGAGCAGCGGCTCCGGTCACTATGGCGCTAACCCCTGTCCCAGTCAGTGCAGTCCACTGCTTGCCAAGAGCATCAAGTTGAGCCTGCAACACGTCAAACTTAGCCCGCGCAGGGCTGTTCTTGAACGGCGTACGCCCGCCCGGGGTTAGAAGAGACATCATCTCCTGACGAACTTTTTGGATCTGCCCTATGAGTGTTTCACGTGAAACACCTTCAGGTG